ACCGCGTGAACGCGAAGCGGCCGGGCGGGATGGGGATCAGGGGGCGGTGAAATACCGCGTCATCCTCGCCGATCCGCCGTGGTCCTTCGCCACCTGGAGCGACAGGGGCAAGGGGAAGTCGGCTGACCGGCACTATTCGGTCATGACCCTGAATGATATCTGCCGCCTGCCGGTCGCCGACCGGGTTGAGGACGACGCCGTCCTGTTCCTGTGGGCGACTTGGCCGACGATCTTCTGGTCGCAGAAGGTGATCGAAGCCTGGGGCTTCACCTACTCTGGTCTGGCCTGGGAGTGGATCAAATTCAACCCCGTCACCGGAAAATACGCCTTCGGTTGCGGCTACGGGACGCGGAAGAACGTCGAGCCGTGCCTTCTGGCGAGGCGCGGCAAGCCCGTTCTGAAGAACCGGTCGGTGCGCGACTTCCTGTTTTCGCCGCGCCGCGCCCATTCGCAGAAGCCGGACGAACAATACGGGTTGATCGAGGCTATGTTCGACGGTCCGTACCTCGAAATGTTCGCGAGGCAGCGCCGATTCGGCTGGGATGCGTGGGGAAACGAGGTGCCGGGGTGAGTCTGTTCGAAAACGCTGACCTGATTGTCGTCGGCGCTGGCTTTTTCGGCCTGACAATCGCCGAAAGAGCCGCATCAGCCGGCTTCAACGTCACGATTATCGACAAACGCAGCCATTCCGGCGGCTCCGCGAACGCCTATTTCGACAAATCTACCGGAATCGAGGTGCATCGCTACGGTCCGCACGTCTTCCACACCAATTCCGACGATGTCTGGAACTACCTTTCGCGCTTCACCGGCTGGTATCCCTATACGCAGCGCACCTGGACGGTGGCGCGCGGCGGCGTCTGGCCCCTGCCGGTCAATCTGGCGACGATTTCGCTCTATACCGGCGCTGCGATGTCGCCTGGACTGGCGAGGAACTGGGTCGAGCAGCATGCGGCCGAGATCAGGGGTCGGCCTGGCAATCTGGAGGAGAAAGCCATCGCTTCGATCGGCCGTCCGCTCTACGAGCTGCTGATCAGGGGCTACACGGCCAAGCAATGGGACACCGATCCGAAGCTGCTGCCGCCGGAAACGGTGGCGCGCATGCCGGTGCGCTACACCTACGACAACCGCTACTTCACCAGCAAGTATGAGGGCCTGCCGATCGACGGCTACGACACTATGTTTTCCAGGATGGTGAACCAGGACCATATCAGCTTGTATGTCAACACGGAATGGGACGAAGTTAAGTCGCTGCGTTCGGATATACCGGTCGTTTACACGGGTCCGGTCGACGCCTATTTCGGCTATCGCCTGGGCCGGCTCAACTGGCGGGTGGTCGATCTGGAGATGGAGCGTCTGGCCGGCGACTTCCAGGGAATTCCAGTCATGTACTATGCCGACGAGCACATTCCGTTCACTCGCATCAGCGAGTTCAAGCACTTCCGTCCCGACCGTGACTACGGAGAGGAAACCATCATCGCTCGCGAGTACAGCCGGGCGGCGGTGCCGGGGGATGTGCCTCACTATCCCGTAAATACGCCGGGCGATCGCATGCTCTACGACGCCTACGCGACCATGGCGCGGTCTGAACCGAACACGTTCTTCGGCGGACGGCTGGCGACGTATCGCTACCTGGATATGCACCAAGCGGTGGGATCGGCGCTGAAGATGTGGTCCAACCAGATAGAGCCGCAGCTATCTAATCGTCATAATCGTACTATCCGCGCATAGCTCTATCGTAAAGGCCGGCCCCGCAATGTTAAATGCGTGGCTATGGCCGATCTTGTCGAGAGCGGGGCTTGGACGCCGGAGAAGGTTGCTGCCTTCCGGGCCGGTTTCTACGAGTTCCTGAAATATGTCGTCATCAACTCGAAGGATACCGGCGGCCTCACGGTCATGGCCGACAATATCTATTTTGCGCAGCAACGCTTTCTCGACTCCGTGTTCGACGGGCTCTCTGAAGATGTTCATGACTTCAAGGCCCTGAAGAGCCGACAGCTCGGCATCTCCACCATCTCGCGAGCCCTCGCCCTCTTCTGGCTCGGCGTCCATCCCGGCCTCCAGGGCGCGATGATCTTCGACACCGACTCCAACAAGGAAGTGGCGAGGGCAGAGATCACCACGATCCTGGACAATCTGCCGGCTCGCTTCGGATTCCCCGGAAAGAAGAGCGAGAACCGCTACGGCCTGCGCCTGTCCAACGACAGCTTCCTCCGCTTCATGTCAGCCGGTGTGCGTTCCAATCGCTCCAGCGGTACGCTGGGCCGGTCGAGCGGCCTGAACATGGTCTGGGCCAGCGAAATGTGCAGCTGGGAAAACCCGGAAGGTATCGTCTCGCTCCGGCAGGCGCTGTCCGACAAATACAAGGACCGACTCTATATATGGGAGTCGACGGCGCGCGGCTTCAACGACTGGTATCGCATGTGGCAGGACGCGCGGGCCGATAGCCTGACCCAGCGCACCGTGTTCATCGGCTGGTGGGCGCGCGAGGACCAGCGCTTCGTCAAGGGCTCCAAGGGCTTCGATCTGTACGGCCTGGAGCCGCCAACCGAGGGCGAACAGGAGAAGATCGACGCGGTTCGCGACCAGTATGGCTACGAAGTCGACCAGGAGCAGCTGGCCTGGTATCGCTGGAAGTCCAATCCGATCGCCGCCGACGATGACGAGTTCGATGGCGAAGGCGAGGAGAGCGGCTATCTCCAGCAGGACCAGCCCTGGACCGAAGACGAAGCGTTTATACAGACCGGAAGCCAGTTCTTTCCGGCCGACAAGCTGACCCAGATCACCAAGGAAACCGTAACCGACAATTACAAGCCGTACTATTTCGTGCCGGCCACCGAGTTCGTCTACATGCAGGTTCATCCGGCGCTGAACCGCCGCATGACCCAGCTCAAGGTGTGGGAGGAGCCCGACGAGCACGGCCACTATGTCTTGTCCGGCGATCCGGCCTTTGGCCACAACGAGAAGAACGATCGCTCCGCCCTTCAGGTGCTGCGCTGCTATGCCGACTGCGTAGAGCAGGTTGCCGAGTTCGCCAGCCCGAACTTCCAGCCCCACCAGTTCGCCTGGGTCATGATGAGTCTGGCCGGATGGTACAAGAACTCACGCTTGATCATCGAACTGAACGGACCCGGAGAGGCCATGCTGCGCGAGATGCAGCAGCTGCCCGCCGTGATCCAGCGTGGCTACCTGCGCCCGGTGGCCGAGGAGCTGGGGCTGAAGAACATCTTCAGCAACGTCAGACACTATATATATACGAAGACCGATTCGATGGGGGCCGGTCACGTCCTTCATTTGAAGACCAACAGCTCGCTCAAGGTCACCATCATGGAGCGTTGTCGGGACTTCACCTCGACCGGCCGGCTGATCATCCATTCCAGGGACCTGATCGACGAGATGAAGACCATCCGTCGCGAGGGGGACAAGATCGAAGCCGAAGCATCCAACAAGGACGACCGGGTCTTCTCAATGGCCATGGGGCTGCGGGCCTGGGAGCAGGCTGAGCGCATGGCCCTGGTGTCGCAGGGCAAGACTCGCGCTGTCGAGAACGCCAAGAAGCAATTCACCCTGGCCGATCAGATGGCCCTGCTCAACAAGATGCAGATCGAATCGTTCTTTAAACGTAAGATCGCCACGCGCCGCAATCTGGCGGCGGACTTGCGTCGCAACACCTGGAGATATCGCTGATGCGCGAGCGTTGCTATCGCTGCCCTGATTGTGGCGGTTCGTTCTGGGTTCCGCTTGTCTCGGCCAACCAGCCGCCTCCGGACGACTGCCCGATCTGTCATGGAGCAGGAGCGCCGCCAGCCGAGCCGGTCGACATCAGCGATCTGCGTTTTCCACACATCGCCAAGTCGATCGGCAAAGTGACCGACAAGGTCTACCGCGACATGGAGTCCGGTTCCCAGGCCAGGGCCGAGATGGCCGCCGAGGTGCTGGGCGAGAGCGCCGCCGAAACCGGCATGGCGATGACCAATCTGAAGGACAGCCTGCGCGAGGGCGACACTGCCGCCGCCCTGCCGGTCAGCCCAGAGATGACCAGCTTCGTCCAGAACAACCCCAATGTCATGAACATGAAGTCGCCTGAAGTCGGGGCCGAATTCGCCGCCGCGACCCGGCAGGGACCGGCCGCTGGGGCCGGAGACTGGGTCCGCTCGCAGGTTCAGCGCCAGCACCACGTAACGGCGGCGTCGGTCATGCGTGCCGGCAATATGGGGGTGGCCAAGTGATCTTCCCGACTTCCCACAAGGAAACCCTCAAGTTCGCCCAGGAGCGGGTGGCCGAGTGCTCGATTTCGATGGGGTCCAGGCAGGCGCTCTGCCAGCAATACTACCAGTGGGTGGAGACTGGCCGGGCCAGCGGGGTTCGTGCCCTGGTCAACAAGCTGTACGCCCATCTCGACAATCTGGCGTCGCACCTGTTCAGCCCGTCCGACTTGCGATTCCATATCGATTTCGAGACTCCCTACGACACCGACTTTCTGAAGAAGGCCGAGATGGCATCGCGCGTCCTGACGCGCGAGTGGCAGCGCCACGACATCGATATGATCTTCGCCTCGGCGGTCCCGCCGGCCCTGCAATACGGGGCGGCGTTCATCTGCCAGAACGAAACCTTCAACGGCGTGACCGGGCGTCTGGTGATGCCGTGGAATCTCGGCGTCTACAACGAGACGATCAACAATCTGGACGACCAGGAAGCCATCCTGGAGACGATGTTCCTCACCAAGTCCGAGGTGTGGCGTCGGATCAGCCACCTTCCTGACGCCGAGAAACTGTACAAGCGGATCGTCACCAATGCTCGCCAGCAGAGCGGCGTCGGCACCGGAACCAGCTTCTTCCATCAGGTTCTGTCGACATCGACGCTCGATACCTCGTTGACCAGCACCGGCAACCGTATCCAGTCCGGCGGTATTGTCCAGCTTTCCAATGATCCCGGCTATGCGATCATGGGGCCGGACGTGGCGGCGGAGATGATCAAGTTCCACCAGCTCTACGTGGTCGACGACGAGCGCGGCGACTGGACCACGATCCAGATGGTCGACCCGGACGTGATCATCGCGCCGATCTTCAAGCGCTCGAACATGTTCGTGAAGCACCGGCAGCCCTATTCGATCATCCAGCCCAACTACAAGCAGGGCTACATCTGGGGCCGGTCCGAGATTACCGATCTGATCGAGCCGCAGAACCTGTCGGCGACATGGTGGGACGACATCCGCCGCGTTATGGGCACCATGTACGACAAGCTGCTGGCCTTTCCTGGCTACGATGGCCTGACCGACGAACTGTATGACCAGTTCCGCGCCCAGGGCTATATGGGCCTGCCGCAGGGGGCCGATGTCAAGGATTTGACCCCAAAGCTGCCGCAGGAAGCCTTCACCGCTGTCGAGATGCTGTACCGGCAGATGGACGCCATCGCCGGCTTCGACAATATCCTGTCCGGTCAGGGCCAGTCCGGCGTCAGGGCCGGCGTTCACGCCGAGACGCTGACTCGCAATGCCAGTCCGCGATTGCGCGACCGTTCGCTTCTGGTCGAGCGCCAGTGCGCGGCGGCGGCCGACAAGACCTTCGCCCTGCTCCAGGCCAAGGATGCGTCGGCCTACTGGACGGACGCCAACAATCCGGAGCCGACCCAGTTCCTGCTGTCGCAGCTTCCGGATGACATCCACATCACGGTGGACAGCCACTCCTCAAGCCCGATCTACGAGGAGGATCATCGCGAGCTGATCGCGTTCGGCATCAAATCAGGATTCATTACCGGCGAAACAGCAATCGAAGAGCTGCCGTTCCCGTCCAAAGACCTGCTGCTTGCTCGCCTCAAGCAGCAGCAGGAGCAGCACGCCAAGCTGCTCCAGGAGCATCCAGAATTGCTCGCCAAGGAAGTCGGCAAGCACCACAGGTGACCTAGTCCTGGGCTGGTTCGTCGCCATAGTCTGGCGGTGTCCAGTTCAGGCGTTCCTTCATGTAGTTTTCGATGTCCTCGCGGCGGTAGCGGATGGTCCTCTGACCAAACCAGTACCACGGCGGACCATCGTGCTTGCGACGGCGCGCATCGCGTAGCCAGTCGTGCGAGACGTGCAGCAGGTAAGCGGCCTGCGCCGTGTTCAGCATATTCCCGAACGTCTTCGAATCGAGCGGAGTGCGCGACTCGCCCCTTCCGGCCCGTCCGGTTGTGTCGGTGCTCATCGTCATTCTCCGATCAAATCGCGCTGATCTTTAATAACACCCTTAAACTGTTTAATCAACCTGTTGATGTTTACACCCACTCAAGCCGAACATGCGGGCACCCAAGGCAACCGCCTTCCTGCTTCCTCACGGACGCAAGATCGGCGGCTGAAAAGAGGAATCTCTTGGGTTTGTGCAACTCCAGCAGGAAGGAAGTTTGTCATGAACATCCGTTTCCGTCGCGGTCACCGCAAGGGTCGCCGCTAAGCCATGACGGGCGTTCCTCCAATCCAGCCAGGGCAGTCGATGCCGCAAGCTGGTGCGGGCACACAGCCGGGTCAGCCGCCTTTCGGTTCCTCCCCGACTTCAATGCCCACGCCGAATCGCGGTCTTGAGGCTTCCGGAATGGCGCAGATTGGGGTGATCGTCCGCCTCATGGAGCGAGCCCTCCAGCTATTGCCGGTGGGCTCCGAGCCTTGGAAGGACATGGCGAAGTCAATGAATCAGTTGGCTCGCCATGTCCCGCCAAACCCCGCCATGGGCGGCGTGGAAAATACCGCCATGAAGGGAATTATGCAGCAGCAGCAGCAGATGGCTCCGCTGATTGCGCAGATGAGAGGCGCGCCCGCCGCTCCGTCTGGACCACAACCGCAGCCCGGTCCGGGCGCGTGAGATAGGAAGACGACAATGGTCAATATCTTTCAGGACAGCACCAAGTCGATCCCGAAGAACCCGCCCGATTCGATGATCGTGCGCGTGACGATGGAGCAGTCCGAGATCGCCGGCCGCAAGGACCACCTTCCGAACATGGTCAGCTCGGCGGCGATGGGCATCGCTCACGTTCCGAACAAGAGCTGATCCATGGCGCTCGTCGAAATCGATGATGGCGAACTCGCGCTGCTCCATGGGCAGCGCGATACGATCGCCAAGATGCTGGCCCACCCGGATGCGCGCAAGCGAGTCCTGGAAGCCCAGAAGCTGATCAATCCGAACCTTCCGATCCCTGAAATCGATGCGGCGAAGCCGATCATGGATGCCGTCTCCGGCATGCGTGAGGAAATGGCCAAGTTCATGAAGGAACAGGCCGATCGCGAAGCCGAGCGTGAGAAGACAGAGAAGATGAAGACCCTTCAGCAGCGCTGGGACACCGGTCGCGGCTACGCGAAGGGCGAGGGCTACACCGACGATGGTTTGGCGGCCCTCGAAAAGTTCATGGAAGAGCGCGGCATCGCCGACCACGAGGACGCCATTCCGGCGTTCGAGCGCAAGCACCCGCCCGCCCCTCCAGCGATCCCGTCCGCGCCCGGTCGCTTCGACATCATGCAGCCGGAAACCCGCAAGGACGAGATGATGAAGATGCTGTTCGACGGCAATGAGGAGGCTTTCCTCGCTCAGGCGGTGCCGCAGGCAATTGGCGAGGTGCGGGGCGCGAAGCGCTAACCGCTGAATCTGAGGGAAGGACTTAGAAAATGCCGCTACCGGGCCAGGGTGCAGTTCCGACTGGAGCCCTTTACAACGAACTGACCGCCGCGACACGCCGCGCCTTCGTGCCGCGTCTGTTCGTGCAGATGTACTTCGCGTCGCCGTCGTGGTTCTACATGATGGGCAACGCGCAGAAGGCTGCGGGCGGCCTTTCCCAGATCACCATCCCGATCCAGGGCCAGTCGATGGTCCAGGGCGGATTCACCGGCTACGGCGGCGGCTTCAACCAGCCGGTCATCACCCCCGGTGTCCAGAACGCGCAGTTCCCGCTGTGCTATTGGGTGGTTCCGGTCCCGCTGCCGTTCGGCGAAACCGTCATCCAGGCGACCGATCGCGAGATCAGCCTGCTGAAGGCCCGCATGAACGACGTGTACGCGGTCAGCGTCCAGACGCTGTCGCCGCTCATGTTCGTTCCGAACTCAGCCAACAGCCTGTATCCGAACGGCTTCGAGGACGGCTTCGACAACGGCACCAACTATCCGACCTACGGCGGCATCAGCCGCCTGACGGCGGCGAACGCCAACTGGAAGGGCCAGTATTACAACGCGGCCACCGCCTCGGCTGCTGCGGGCATGACCCGTCAGGTGCTGTCCCAGTACATCATCCAGATCACCGACGCCGCTGGCGGCGAGGCTCCGACCTTCGGGGTGATGAACCCATCGGATTTCTCGACTACCAACAACGACTTCATCGGTGTCGAGCAGGTTTTCGTCCGTCCCGGCACCCAGTACGGGATCGAGACGCCGGTCCGCTCGTCCTTCCCGAACATCAATATCGCTGGCGTGCCGATCTTCGCCGATCACTTCTGCCCGAAGGGCAACATGTTCTTCGTCAACACGAAGTACACGGCGTTCTACATGTCGGAAGACGCGGCCTGGGACTTCTCCGGCTTCTACAGCCTCGTTCCGCTTGGCCAGATCGGCCAGCAGGGCGTGGTGATCCTTGGTTACAACATCGTCACCGCCAAGCCTTCGGCAAACGCCTGGATCACAGGCATCGCTCACGGCGCATTCTAAGGGGTAGCGCTCATGTCACAGAACAATCTTGGTGGCGCTGGACTGGGGCTTCCGCTTCCCCAGTACGTTTCCCCGCCGCAGCTGTATAACGGCAACCTGCAAGGGGCGTCCGCTCCGATGGGTCTGGCTCCCGGTGACGCGGTTCCGGTTCCTCCTGGTGTGTGGGAGATCGTGCTGGGCTCCTACGCGATGCTCCAGTACCTCGATCCGCTGACCGGTGGCTGGTACAACTTCCCGACCGCCGACCAGTCCTCGAATCCGATCCAGATCAAGTCGGACGGAGAGAACTTCCGCGTCGCCAACCTGACCGGTTGCGTGATCGGCGCGGTGGTGACCGGCGGTGGCTCGGCCTACGTGCAGTCCACCACCAGCGTCGTGGCCTCGTCTGGCGGCGCGGTATTCCAGCCGATCGTCGGCGGCGTGCTGACCTCGATCACTGTGACGACCGCCGGCACCGGCTACACCATTCCGCCGGTTGTGTTCATTCCTGACCCGCCGGTTCCCGGACTTGCGGCCACGGCCGCCGCCACCATCGCGAATGGTACGGTTTCGGCCATCACCCTGCTTGCCCAGGGCGGCGGTTACGCTTCGGTGCCATCGATCACCCTACTGCCTTCGCCATACGATCCGAATCTGGCGAACATCACCAACGCCACAGCTGGCGTGACCTCGCTGACCGGGACCGGCTCGCTGGTTGCCGTGATCGTGACCAACAATGGCGCGGCGTCGGCTACTGCCGCAGTTCCGACCCTGACCGTGACCGGGGCTGGTGCCAGCGCCACCGTCTCGGCCGTGGTGCTTTCGACCACGACCAGCGTGTCGGTGTCCGGTGTCGGCGTTGGCTACAATGCCAACACCTTGCTGTTCTCGGTCGGCGGTCGCGCGAACTTCGCCAACCTGTTCACCAACCCATATTGGGAGAACAGCATCCTGCCGGCTCCGCGCAATATCCAGCAGGCTTCGGTGACCATCTCCAGCACCTCGCTGACCGCCGCCACACTGTACGACGGCGGCCTGTTCACCGCCCAGCCCACTGGCGTGGTCCTGTCCAACGTGGCCTCGATCACCACCGCCGGCACCATCTCCCTGGTTCAGGGAGCGGCCAACACACACGTCTTCATGCAGCCTTGCTGATCGTTCTCAGGGTGGGCGAGCCGGGCCGGGAAGGTGCTCCACCACCGACCCGGCCCTAATTTTTAGAGGCGGCGGTGCTTAACACCTACATCGCGCAAACCCAGAGGCTGCTTCAGAATCCGGTCCCGTCGACCCCGCTTTACGCGACATCCGATCTGACGGCTTACATCAACACCGCTCGCGGCCAGATCGCGGGCGAGGCCCAGTGCATCCGGACGATTGGGCAAATTCCAACTGTCGTCGACCAGCGTCCCTATGCCTTCTCGGCTATCGACGTGACCTTCGCGACCGTTGGCATCCACGGCATCCAGGGCGTGCTGTCGATCGACAATATCCTGACCGGAATCGGCACTGGCATGCAGTGGTTCCGGTCCAGGCCGTGGCCATGGTTCCTGCTTTACAAGCTGAACAACGCCAATCCGCAGGAAGGCCCGCCGTCCGAATGGGCGCAGATCGGCCAGGGCGCGAGCGGAGTCTTCTATCTCGATCCACTGCCTGATAGCGTTTACACGCTATATGTCGACAGCGTGTGCTACCCTGTCGCGCTGGTCGACGACACGACGGCCGAGGCGCTGCCCTATCTGTGGACCGATGCGGTTCCGTATTTCGCGGCGTATATGGCCTACATGTCGTCCCAGCGCACGCAGGACGCCGACGCCATGTACAGCAAGTTCAAGGAATTCATGGCCAGGGCACGCGCTGCGGCGACGCCGGAAGTGCTGGCCCCGAACTATTCGCAAGGTCCCGACCCGGTGGCGGCGAACAGGCTTGGCATCAGGTCTGGGGGTGGGCAGTAATGCTGTTCAATTACATGCGCAGCGTGCAGCGCTTTGTTCGCGATAGCGGACAGAAACTGATCGATCCAGGCGACATCATTGAATATGTCAACACCGCGCGCCGTCAGGTGGCGATGCAGGCTCAGTGTGTTCGCATCCTTCCGTCGATCCAGAATGGGATCAAGACGATTGACGTGACGGCCAGCGGGTCCGGATACACCAACCCCACCGTGTCGATCAGTGCGCCTGACTTTCCGAGCGCCATGCTGCCGTCGCCGAGCGGATTGCAGGCCACTGCTATCGCCACCCAGGCCGGTGGCAGCATCATTGGCGTGAATGTAGATGTCGGCGGAAGCGGGTATTTCCAGCCGGAGATCACCATCGTCGACCCGACCGGGTCTGGAGCATCGGTGGTTGCCCATATCGCGCCGATCAACCAGACCAACACGAATCAGGAAGTCTACAACTTCAGCGATGTCGACCTGAGTGCGTTTCCTGGCGTGGAATCGATCCTGGCGATCAAGTCGATCAGCATCATCTACTCCAATTACCGCTATACGCTGCCGTACTACAGCTTCACCACCTATCAGTCGATGATCCGGCAGTACCCGCTGCAATACTATTACGTGCCGGTCATGTGGTCGCAGTACGGGCAGGGTGCCGGCGGCAGCGTCTATGCCTATCCGATCGCCTCGCAGGCGTATCAGTGGGACTGGGATTGCATCTGCCTGCCGTCAGACCTGACCAGCGACAACGATGTCGAAGCCATTCCGATGCCGTGGACGGATGCGGTCAAGTATCTCGCCACCCACTTCGCCTTCCTTGAACTGCAAAACCTGAACGCGGCGGACTATTATTACAAAATGTTCATGATGCAAATCAACCGCTTCAGCGTTGCCGCTCGTCCTGGCCGAATGAAC